CCCCGCGCTCCTTACCTCCCTCCTTTCCGTGATTGTCTTCATGGTCATCTCCCGTATTAACGGTCGTGTCAAGAAGCCCGCCCAACCCGTCTATGCGATCACTCGCTAAGTTTTTTCGGGTATTTGGGACGCTTACCCTTCATGAAAAACATGAGGAGTAGTCCAATCACAACTACCAGTACAACATAGATAATCCATCTATAATCATCCTTAACTTCAGGAATGCTTATAGATTCTTCCTTCTTTTCTTCAGTCACTTTTTCTATTGGAACTTTTGGAAGTCCTTCCAATTTGTCCATAGAACCTATTAGTTCAAACTTTAAAATATGGTCCTGATTTCTAAAGTCATACGGAATCAGGCGACCGTGGCTCATGTAAAAGAATTCAATGCGAATATCACGAATGAACTTTTGAGGACCGGAGTGAAAATGATGTATGAGATGATCATCAGCTCCATTGAAATTTATGAAATCTGAACCATCGAGAAGTATGTGTCCAGTGTAAAACGGGGTCGATGAATATATATCTTGATTAAACTCGTCAGAACCAGCTGTCAACTTGAGTATCAGAGAATTTGGACCATTCAAATTTACTGCACCAGATGTAATTTCACCATTTGCATTAGAAGTGAAATCTTCAGAACTAAAACCTAACACCTGATGTGGTGTCGTCACAGAAGATGTTTTACTTTGATAACCATTTGTTCCTGTGTGAAATTCAAACGTAAAAGCGTTTGATGAACCCACATTGGAAAAATTGATACTATTCGTTTCTTCGTCATATACGACGAGGCTCACGTTGGAGTCTGGTGGTGCGAGAAGAGTCTCTAAATCTTCGGCCAGAATATACCCATTCGCATAATTGGTTTCATTCAGTACGAAGACGTTTCCATCGACACTAAATGAGTTATTCGTGCCACAAGTTGTTAATTGAGGTGTAGGGATTCTCGCCGAAATGAGTTTGATTTCAGAAACATCATAAATCGGATTTTCCAGTGTAACCACATAACTATTTGCATATGCATATAAATTCGTCTGACGTTCGCTACTATCTATAGCCAGGTTATACACCTTCATTAAAATATAGGCACAATATTTTAATGAATGTTTTTGTCTAATAATTCGAACAATTTTACTGATACAGACTGTGTGCGAGAGGGTTGTTCTGGAGCTGTCGCTGCGCGATACTGAGATCCCGAGAGTTGGGATTCTCGTTACCCTTGTAGGCATTGAACTTGTGGAACGCCTTCTGCTTGTATTGCTGAGTCCATCCACCATTGGCTGGATTCATGCGACCATCAACACGGGTTGTGTCGGACCGTACCGCCGTAAGAGCACCACCTTGCTTGAGGGCACTCTCGCGAACATTCATACGACCAGCGTTACCCATACGGTTGGGCTTACCACGACGATCCTCGGGGCGGAAACCATACTTCATGAGCTCCTCATTCGTCTTCGCAGCAACCTTAACAGCGGCACTGTTCGTATAAGCACCACGGAAGTTGGTAATACCAGGTTGAGGCTGGTTGTAGTGGCTATATTGCTCGTCGTTACGATCACTCTTGAATCGGGTGGGATCTTGGGAAACAGTCTGTGCTGAGATGAAACGTTTGGCACCACTGAAACCAAGACCATCCGTACGAAGACCAGTCTCCGATCGGTTTGTGGTACGCTTGGTCCTCTCATGTTCATTGCGGGGTACAACACCAGACATACCTTGGGCACGTCCAGCCATGGTAGGAAGACGTTCAGGGAGGAATGCAGTCGTTTCAGGTTTGTTATGAGTTAGCTCACCAACAACAGCGGAGCGACCACCAGTAATATCCGCAGCTGGACCAGTCCTACCAGGGAGAGTGGTGAGTCTATACTCACCGACATTCACGGGATTCACACGGAACATCTGTTGAAAGCCACCGACGGCTGGGGTCTCAGCACTGACACCAAGACCTGGTCCCACAAGTTGCTTCTCAATGGGAGACAAATTGTTCATGCGACCCTGGTCATACATACGATTCCGCATGTTTAGGATCTCCTGACCACCACTTCTCTGTTGTCTGGAAATATCAGCAAAACTCTCCATCTCCCTCTTTTGGGGAACCCCAATGTTGGGTTGGAAATTGTTATTTTGAATTTCTATAGGCGCTTTGACTACTGGGGGTGGTTCAGGCACCTCCTTTTGGGGGGGTGGAACAGACTTAGTACTCAAAGTTCGACCAGCATACACAAGACCGGCCACAGCCATGAGCGAAATGGGATCAGCCATTCTTACTTCTTACCGACATTTTTATTAGCGTACCTTTGCTGAAAGAGACCGTTCTGAAGTTCGGCGCGAGTACTCGCTGGTTCATATCGCATGGTACGGAGGGGAACTTTACATTCCATGTTCGACAGTGGGAAGAGATTACGCTCATAGGTTTGGACGATATGTTTGTTGAAACGGGACGTGGATTGGGGGCGAAGTTGATCGCTCGTATCTATATGTTGGGCTGGGGAACCCTTACCCGCCATGTAAGGCGCGGTTCCATACAACATGGTGTTGGGGCGGCATCCACCACAATTGAGATTACTGGGCTGGGGATACACGAAAATCTCATCAGTCGCCTTGACTGGGGGAATAGCACCCTTGTTTTGAACTCGGGAAAGGCCAGGTTGGAGCTGATACGCCATTTATTATTACATGAGAATATTTATCTAACTGTACGTTCCGCCACCACCTCGCACACTTCCTCCACCTCGGGGGCCCCTGATGTCCCCATCACCACCGAGACCCGCGAATGCCTCGAGCTGAACACCACGGGCATTGGGATTGCAATAACGAGTATCACTCTTACACATGGGACCATTCTTGGGTCCATACAACCATTCCGCGAACGCCGTCTGATCGCCTGGTATTTTCGTCACAGGGTTGGATATGAATTGACGATCAACCGCGTTCCTCATGTACTTGGGGAGAGGAGAGCGGGAACGTCCAGCATCCATAGGAATTCTATCAGTTGTATAATTATTAGTGAATGGTTTCACACTGGGGTAATAACACGCCTCCAATCGATTGGGAGCGTCTGTAAAATCAGTAATGAGCACATTACCCATTGGGTTATCTTCAGTAGGCACCTGACACATGGGCTCACCCTCGATGGTATATCCAATCGTTTGTTTGATCATTTTCGACTTATAAAGGACGTAAATGACCGAAATGACTGTCGCACCCAAAACGAAAATCCTGGGATCACGGCGAATGATATAAATCAAGCAACTCGCGTAAATGACAAAGCGCGAAGCGGCATTGATACGATCTTCTGGAGTTTGGTCACTTGTGGGCCAGAATTGGGAGACCTTATCAGCCCGGATAAGTTGTTGTGGATCGTCAAACCAGACTTTCATTTAGTATAAGTTGAGGTTTATTTTTTAGGAAGACTACCAAGCATACTGCTCATCATCTTCATCAACGCATCCTGGTTAAGCTCACCACCATCCTCATCCTGAAGCTTCGATGCGACACCCTGTGCAATGCTTTCAATCTGACTGAGTGTATCTTGGGGGAGAGAAGTGATAGTAGTTCCAAGCATGTAGAGTGTCTGGAGATATTGCCAGGTCGCACCCTTCGTGTTCGGGGACATTCGTTCCCAATAAGACTTGATGTCAAGATCCTTTAGGAGGTCGATGGTGTCAATCTCCTTGAGAAGGAACGTCTCATCCTTAGCAGAAATCTTATCCGCATAGGGACTCACACCCTTCATGAACGCATCCACGACAAGACGTGGGTTGGAAGACTTCAATAGATCGAACGAAGTCATCATCTTTTTGATACCTTTTTCCTCTGGAAAAGTCTTGTGCAATTCCACAAGAAATTGACCCATCATATCGTTAAACGCAGTAACGGACGCCATTTTCTTATTATAATCTTGTAATCTTTAACTTTAGAAAGGTTCAGTTGAGATAGCCTCTTTCTGACCGATACCACCGGACACTATAAAGAATACGAGAATCGCATTGAGAGCCGCGGGTTTGGTATATTTATTGAGTTCGAGTTTTCCCTCATTGTTGAGGTGGGCCTTAAGGTGAATGTATCCAGCAGTGATACCACCCGCAATCAAAGCGGCACTCATGGGGTCACGAAGATAGTCGGAGAGTTCCATTTAATTATAACGGGGATTTTTTGTACGCTGTTCAGGTGCGTCTCCAAAGAAAACGTCATCGTCTTCTTGCGGCTGGGCCTGAGGCTGAGGCTGAGGCTGAGGCTCCATTTCAGAATCAAATTCAGGTTCGGGGGCCTGGACGCCTGGGACAGTCTTAAATTCATTCTCGAGTCCAGTGGGTTCTGGTTCTGGTCCTGGCATCGTATCAGGCTCTGGTTCAAACGAAGGTTCTGGTTCAAATGGTGGTTCGGGGTCGGGTTCAGGCTCCGCCATTGGGTCACCTTCACCATCGAACACATCGGGATCTACACCATCCTGAATCTCACCATCAAGAGAAATATCCCTTGTCTCCTGGGACATGTATGTCTGGAGAATTTGCTGCACAGGGATAAGCTCTTTCACCGTACTCTCGATACAGAGAGAGAAGCGCTCAGTAAGTTTTTCATCTCGCAGGTACTCACTCTGCTCATCACTGAAGATGTAAGGATCCTTGTAAAGGTCCTTGGCAATGTTGTTGTAGCACGTTTGGATGAATACCTCCTCGGTGGGTAGTTTCAGGGAAATCTTCTTGTTGTCCGCCTTGAGACGAACTGCCGAAAGAATCTTTGTGCATGCGACGAATACAGCGGCCAATAGATCACTGAACCAAGCGCAACGGTTTGTGATGTTGTCACAGTGATTTTTTGACATCGCATTGGACCAGTTGGGAACCTCCTTAAGAAGCTTTTGGAACATAATGAGAACCTTACGACCCTTGGACAGATTTACAGATTCATTATACATTTCCTGAAACACATCAATCATAGCTGGACACATGATCAGACACATCTGACCCAGATATTCACGCTTAGCTTCGACGAGAATATTCAGATTATCCATTTATGATTAAAGGGGTTTTTAAATTAAGTTTTTACTACGCACTTCCCCTGTACCTATTCGCAATCTTCTTGAGGTTCATAAGATTTGGGAAATCACCATCTTCTTCCCGGTGTTCTCGCTTGTCTTTTTTCTTTTTTGAAACAACCCAAGAGACATAGATGTCGTGATCACTTATTAATCGAACTGTAAAACCACCTAGAGCAAATTGACGAGCGATATATTTTGCTGCTGCATTTCTGTCAAACACTGGATATCCAATGAGAAATGCAGGGACTGTTAAAAATATTTGTTTGTGACCAAGTTCTACGGATTGACGAATCTTTGACGAAAACTGTTCATAAATTTTTTTGTAGATATCCTTTCGAATCTGTTTTCGTTTCTCATCAATCTTAGTAACTTCATCGATGTTGATCATTACAATTACTGTAATTTATTTTTTACCGAATCCAACTCAGCCTTTAGTGGGGAAGCGACCTCCTTGACCAGCTTGTAATCAACAAAATCCTTACCAGGGGACCCTTCTGTAAATGCAGTTACGTCACTGGGAACATCAACACCTAGGGGCTGAGAACGCAAGGAGATAAGAGTAACCTTACCATTCTCGACCTTGTATGAAGCAACAACGGAGAAACCAAACGAAAATCCATCCTTCTTTATCGCCATGAACATACATTCATATATATCACCCTTTTCACCCTTGTAATGTTTAACCGATGTAGTCTCTATGATGTACGTACAAAGACCAGTACGTTTAGAAATTTCCCGATTGGCTTGAAGAACAAACTCCTCCATATTGTCGTTATCAACTTTAGCCTCGACCTCCCTGTACTTGGAAAGATCTGGTCTGGGATCATTAAGTTTGATGGGACCAACTGGTTTTGTGTATCCTGAGAGACCGAAAGCTTCAGTGAAAGATTCACGGGAAGTTGTGATAAAAATCACCAACACGAGAAGAATGATCACAATCAAGTAATTCATATTTACTATAATGCGTTAATTTTTTTTTACAAAATACCCTATAGATAATAGATGTCGCTTCTGATCTATAGTCCAAGATGCAAACATTCTATGGACGTAATCGAGTACATTAATAAAGTTCCTCAGCTGAAACAACTCGTACATTTTCACAACATAAACACACAGGGCATACCCCCAGCGTACAGGAATAAAATCAATCGCGTGCCTACGATGCTGACCAAAAATGGTAAGATTCTTGTGGGTAACGAAATAAAAAATTGGTTAGACTCCCTCTTACCCAAGAAGGATGTCGAACACTCTGGTATAGGTGCTTTCGGGTGTTCAATGACCGACCTGGATGGTGGTGAAAGTGTTTCCGATATGTTTCGTCTGGATGATTATGGTCGATCTTTACAGCCAGCAATGACAAAGGAATTGGAAGAGAAGATTAACAGAGAAGTTTCAAAAGGTGTAGCCTATACAGATTTAAAGATGTAACGCGTTCATAGAAACATATATGAAACTCGTAACGATACAGGCGTCAGCCTTTAAATCTACATTCGAAGTTCTGAAAGATATTCTGAATGATGTCAATATATACTTCAAGCCAGATGGTATGTATGTGGTCACATTGGATACTGCTCGGACGTCACTCATAGACATGTATCTAGCTGGTGACAACTTCGAAGAGTATCATTGTGATCAGGAGGAGATCATCGCGGGTATCAACATTTCAAACACTTTTAAACTTCTAAAGACGATTACCAATAACGATGTTCTAAAAATTGGGATAGAATCAAAGGAGTATATGGATATTGAAATTATCAGTGAAACAAAAAAGACGAATTCTAAATTTCAACTCAAACTTCTAGACATTAATGAAAGTCGTATTGAAGTACCAGATGTTGAAATGACTACAATTACAACTCTTCCATCAGGCGACTTCCAGCGCCTCTGTCGTGACATGTCCAACATCGGAACAGATATTGAAATTCGTCGTGATGGTAAAAATATCCATCTTAGATGTGATGGTGATTTCGCAAATCAGGAAACAACTATCGAGTGTCCAGATGAAAGTCCAACGATAACCGGGCTATACAGTCTAAAGTATCTGAATATCTTTACAAAGGCGACGAGTATGTGTGCGTCTGTGCAAATTATACAGGAAACTGGGAACAGATTTTTGATTTTAAAGTACAATGTTGCTAACCTTGGTGAGCTCAAATTTTATTTGGCAACTAAGGTATCTGAAGATCAGTTGTAAAATCATCAAGTGTTGAAAGTGTCTTTTTCATACCCAATGTATTAGACAGTATGATTTTAGGGAATCTATCCTTGAGTACATCCCGCTCATAAAATAGAAAATGTTCAAGTGAAACATTTTGACCATGGAAATCATTTCGTGGCCCACTGTACCGTTTCACCTTTTCAGTAATGTCTCGCACAGGTTTATCGTCATGATCAACAATCCAGGCACTACTCAAAGGGATACTAAAGTGCATACTACTGGATTCGTTTTCACCTGGTTTGAAATTGATGTCATTCGAAATAGCTGTATATCGCTTACCGTTAAAGTAGTACTTTACACGTAGAATCACATACTTGACATTCTGTGGAATCACTGTGTGTCGAAAGTCCTTACCTGTGACTGTAGTGTAATATTCAGTGAGAATATCATCCTCCCAGTCTTTACTCTCCTTTAACCAAAAGTCGTCTTCTATCATATAATCTATATCCGGATCAATCACATATTCTAGTTCTTCGGATATGATTGCGTAATCACGAGGTGTAGTCATGTATTTGTAGAAAAGGAAAATAGTACTTAAAAGTTTGGTAAGCATTTCTTTATAGGAATGGAAGGTAACTTTTTAAGTAGATATAATAATCGAATAGAAGAATGGACTACACTGATAAAAAATGATCCATCCAATAAAAATAAATATGAATCTGAAATGGCTGAGTACATAATGAAATGTATGCCGTATATG